ATAAGAAACCTTGCAATTGATCTTAAAGGTAATACTCTTGTTCTCTTTAGTCGGGTTGCTACACATGGAGAGATATTATTCGATTCTATAAATAATTCCGTAGACAATGGTCGAAAGGTATTTTATGTTCATGGTGGAGTTGAAGCACAAGAAAGAGAAAAAGTCAGAACAATTACAGAGAATGAGTCAAACGCAATCATAGTAGCATCTTATGGAACCTTCTCCACAGGAATTAATATTAAAAATCTACATAACGTCATTTTTGCTTCTCCCTCTAAGTCTCGAATACGAAATTTACAATCTATTGGCAGAGTCTTAAGAAAAGGAGATAAGAAATCAAAAGCAGTTCTATATGATATCGCAGATGACATTTCTTACAAATCTCGTAAAAACTACACACTTAATCATCTAGTTGAAAGAATTAAAATTTACAATGAAGAAAAATTTAATTATGAAATTATACAAATCAATTTAAGGAACAATGGATAAAGAAGAATTTTACGCAGTATTAAAATTAGTTTCGGGAGAGGAGATCTTCGCTAAAGTCTGTCCATGTGAAGAGGAAGATAAAACGATACTGATGTTAGATTGTCCTGTCATCTTTGAAAATATAACAATCCGTCAAATTGGTGTAAGTGCCGTGAGAATCAACCCGTGGTTGAAAATTACGGACGACCCCACAGTGGTTATGAATATGGACAAAGTTATTACAATGACTGAAGTACATGACAAACACTTAATTAAAGTGTATAATAAGTATCTAAAGGAAAAAGATAGAATCACAAACAGAACTGATATCAATCAGAACATGGGATTCTTATCATCTGTATCTGATGCTAGAGTATTCTTAGAGAAACTGTATAAAGCTAGCTAATTAACCTTTGAACCCTTACAGAGTTATTATACACCATATTCAATAAGTTGTCAAGTACCTAAAAAAATGGTATAATAGATACATAGTAAAAAGAGGGAACTAATGAAATGGCCAGAGGAAAACGTAAGTCTGAACACTATGTTAACAATAAACAATTTCTTGAAGCATTAATCAACTATCGTGCTCAGTGTCAGAGGGCGGAGGATGCAGGAGAACCAAGACCTGTGATACCTCGTTACATTGGAGAGTGTTTTCTTAAAATAGCAAATCATTTATCTTACAAACCAAATTTTGTAAACTATATGTTTCGAGAAGATATGATTTCTGATGGTATTGAAAACTGTGTTCAGTACATTAAGAATTTTAATCCAGAAAAATCCTCTAATCCTTTTGCTTATTTCACTCAAATAATTCATTATGCTTTTCTTCGTCGAATACAAAAAGAAAAACGACAAATGGACATAAGAGGTAAACTTATAGAAAGATCTGGTTTTGAAGAAGTAATGTCTGGTGATGGAGATCTTTATAGTTCTTCTGATTATAATTCAATCAAGGAAAATATACAAACTAAACTTTATTCATGAAATCATTATTTAAAATATTTTATACGAAATGGTTTCGTTCTGCACCAGTTATCGCAACTATCTGGTTAACTATTACATCTGTTATTCTTATCATGTTCAATTATTATTTTCCTGATTTATTATTTCACCCCATGACATGAAGATTGCTTTATTAACCGATACTCATTTCGGTGCTAGAAAAGCAAACAAAGTATTTCATGATTATTTTGAAAAGTTTTACGATGATATATTCTTTCCTACAATTAAAGAAAGAAAAATTAAAAATATAATTCATCTAGGAGACTCATTCGATAATCGTAAAAATGTTGATTTCTGGGCACTTGATTGGGCAAAGAAAGTTGTATATGATAAACTTGAGGAATATAAAACTCAGGTCTATACCATTGTGGGTAATCACGATGTGTATTATAAAAACACAAATGATGTAAACGCTGTTGATGCATTACTTTCTTCTTATAAAAACATAATATATTATTCTTCTCCAACTGAAGTTAATATTGATGGATTTGAAACTCTTCTATTACCTTGGATATGTCAAGATAATTATGAAGAATCAATTCAAGCAATCAAAAATTCTAAATCTAAGATAACATTTGGACATTTAGAATTAAATGGATTTGCATTATTTCCTGGGGTAATTCAAACAAATGCTCATATGGGATTAAATCCATCATACTTTCAACATTTTGATGTGGTTTTTTCTGGCCATTACCATACTAGATCAAACGATGGGAAGATATTTTATCTTGGTAATCCTTATCAAATGTATTGGAATGATGCAGATGATCCAAGAGGATTTCATATCTTTGATACCGAAACATTCAAATTAGAATTTATTCAGAATCCTTATAATATGTTTGAGAAAGTATATTATGATGATACCGATGCTAAACTATTTGATGCACGATATTTGAAAGATAAGATTGTTAAAATCATTGTTCGCAATAAATCAAATCAATTTGAGTTTGATAAGTTCGTTGATAAAATTAATAAATCAGGATGTGTTGATCTTAAAATTGTCGAAAACTTTGCAATAGATGATGAAGATGTAGAGTTTACCCAAGAAGAATGTGAGAACACTGTAACATTGTTGAATAAATATATTGACGATTCTGATTTTGATCTTGACAAAAGTATTGTTAAAGAGATCATGCAGGAAGTCTATCGAGAAGCATGTGAGTTTGAATAATGTATATTCTAACAATCAAAGGACACGAACAAGAAGGTGCTTACGCTGTCGCTGATGATGACGGTGAGAAGTCCCTGTACCTATTTGAAGAAGAGGATGATGCTTTAAGATACAGTGGTCTATTGGAGGCAGAAGATTATCCACCTATGGTTGTGGTGGAAATCGAAGATAAACTTGCCATTCAGACATGTATGGTGTATAATTATAGGTATGTAATTATCACAGAAGATGACTTTGTAATTCCACCACGAGAAGATGATAGTTTTCAAAAAGATTAAATGGAAGAATTTTCTTTCCACGGGAGATAAATTTACTGAGATAAATCTTTCCGAAGCAAAGACAAATTTGATTATAGGAAATAATGGAGCAGGTAAGAGCACCATATTGGATGCCCTTACTTTTTCTTTGTTTAATCGACCATTCCGAAAAGTAAATAAATCACAACTTATCAATACAGTTAATGAGAAAGATTGTAATGTTCAATTAGAATTTACAATCGGTGGTATTGATTGGAAAGTGATTCGAGGTATTAAACCTAATATATTTGAGATTCATAAAAATGGAAAAGTTATGAATCAACATGCTGCTACTGCTGATCAACAAAGATGGTTGGAAGAACAGGTATTGAAATTAAATTACAAGTCATTCACTCAGATTGTAATATTAGGGAGTGCATCTTTTGTTCCTTTTATGCAGTTGACTGCACCAAATCGTAGAGAAGTCATAGAGGATTTATTAGATATTAAAATATTTTCTGCAATGGGATTAATTCTTAAAGAGAGAGTTAGAGGTGTAAATGAGAGGCTTAGAGAAATATCAATTCGCAAAAATCTTTTAGAAGAAAAAATTGATATGCAAAAAGGATTTATTGAAGAAGTAGAAAGTACAAGTAAGAAAGATGTTAAAGTAAAGAGAATAAAAATTGATACTCTAAATGAACAAATTGAAATGTATGAAGATGATATAAGGGAAATGTCTGAACAATTAGGTGTGATTCGTAAAGACATGGAAATGTTATCGGACTGTAACAAAAGGTTAAGGAAGTTAGGTAACTTAAGAGGTAAGATGTCTCAAAAAGTATCGACCATTACCAAAGAGCATAAGTTTTTTAAAGAACATACGGAATGCCCTACCTGCACTCAGTCTATTAAGGAAGAGTTTCGTATAGATAAAATTAAAGACGCTGAAACTAAGGCAAAGGAACTGGAACAAGGTTTCAAGGAATTAGAGGAAGCGATCAAACTTGAAGAAGAGAAAGAATCTCAATTCAAGGAAAGTTCTAAGGAGGCAACTAACCTAACACATGAAATTTCTAAAACAAGCACAAGGATTTCTGGACTTCAAAACCAGACCAGAGATATTGAACAAGAAATTCAAACTATTACCGAACAAGTTAAAAATAGAACTACTGAAAGACATGCGTTAGATAAGTTACTCGGAGAATTAGGAGGACTTCAGAAAGATCATTCAAAAGAAAGTGAAAAAAATGTTTATAATGAGTTTGCTCATGCACTCATGAAAGATGGTGGAGTCAAGTCTAAAATTATAAAACGATACCTACCCCTAATGAATCAGCAGATCAATAAGTATTTGCAGTTGATGGATTTTTATATTAATTTTTCTTTAGATGATGAATTTAAGGAAAGTGTCAAATCTC